AATCTGCTGGCAGAGCGCTTTGATTTCCTCGAGTAGCTTGATTTCTTTCGAAACCTCCGAAGTGGCATTCATGAACTATATATGACTAGTTTTTTATTTTTCGATTTAAAATAAAAGAAGTCAGATAGTTATAAAAGATAGTAAGATAATAGGTTTTGATGGAACAAAAAGAAGTGAAAAAATTCACCTTTGCGAACCAAAAAGTGATGATAACCTACAAAACTCACATTGACAAAAAACGTGTTGTTGCGTTTATGAACGAACTGAACAAAAGTGAATGTAAATTCATCAGATGTGCTCACGAAAATGGTGACGAAAATCACCCGTATCCGCACACGCACGTTTTGATTGATTTCGGCAAAAGATTCCAGACAAAAAATTGTCGGATTTTTGACATAGACGAAATACACCCGAATATTGCGCCTGTGAAAACTAAATCGCATTTTGCTAACGCGAAGAAATATCTCGCTAAAGAAGACAAAGAAAATGCTGACTTGCTTGTAGAAACAGAAGAGAAAAATCTTCCGCAAGACGTTTGGGAGTGTAAAACAATACAAGAGGCGCTGGAGAAAAACGCTAAAAAGTTCAGCGACGTTTCAGGAATTGTTCAGCTTTACAAAATGAAGGATTTTGGCGAACAAGAAACTGACGATATTAAACCGCGCGAGTGGCAGGTAACTGCCGAGAAGTTTATAAGCGCGAACAGAAACGACAGAAGTGTTTTCTGGTTGTGGGAGGAACGCGGTAATATCGGAAAAAGCGTTCTGATAAGTTACATAGAACAGCTTTACACAGACAGAAAATGTCTGGTGCTGACTGACTTTGGTAGAATGACTGACACGGCGAACATAGTTCAACAAAAAGTTGAAGCTGGCTGGACGTGCGACTACGTGCTGGTCGACCTAAAACGCAGTATGCGCGACCGTGACAGTATTTATCCCGTGCTAGAGGCGTTCAAAGACCGCCGTTTTACAAACATGAAATACATGGGCGGCACAATTAGACTGAGAAAATCGCCAATTGTAATCGTGGTGGCGAACTGGCCGCCGCGCGAAGATGCGCTCTCAATCGACAGATGGAAAATCGTGCGATTGGCACCTGAAGTGCTGGCTGACACACAAGACTGGAACAAGTATGTTAAAACTGACTTTAGTGAATGACGGGTTTCGCGCGTTGCGCGTCTCCGCTTCGCTACGATTGTTTGCGTGCTCACTCCGTTCTCTCGCTGGCGCTCGTTCTCTTCGTTCCGCCTCACAACCCTAGACTAAAAAGTTCAACCTAACATACTTAGACTGACTTGTCAGCCTGGGTAAGTAACATTACATTTACTTACCCAGGAGCTTGTTTTTTTTTACGTGTTTTTTCTAAATAGTCCGGTGTTTCGACACGGCTCCGCGTCATCGCATCGCGTTCGTTCTTCGCGCGGGGGCGAAGAACGCGCTGCTCTGCGCGTTCGACCGATGTCGACCCCCCGCCGCATGGTGTTGGTGGGAGCTCCGCCAGAAATCAGGACAAAAAAAATGTTGTTGTTTTTTTTTCTTATGACTGACCTGGATAAGTTGGATTTGTCCAAACTACGTAGTAAGTCAGCCGAATATTTGCGTAAATATACGGTAGTGTTCTAGTTGTTCCGTCTGAAGGCAGACTTGCTGCGAATAACGTGAGATACAACTCGTTTGTGGGATTTCCGTTGTAAGCTGCGATATAATCTGAGGGCCAGTTGTATCTTGTTGCCGCGTTGTAATTAGAAAAACCGAGCTGTTTTGCTACGGATTTTATGCCATAATAACGTCTCATTATTTTGTGAGAACTTCTTGCTTGTGATGCCGTGCTTGGCGCGCGGTCCATTCTGCGGTATTGTATCAAGCGATTTCTTGGCATTTCCATTAAATCGTTATAAGAACTCATCATTCCGTCGGAGGACATTAATCCCGCGAGTGAGCCAACTAGTATATTTGTAGCGAAGGAACCGACAGCAGAACTGTCACCTGGGTAGAAATCTAGTTCAGTTTTTATTCCCTTCACTATGTAATTCAGGTAACCCAACGAAGCGAACTGGTCCCTTGCTCTCGGTTGGTGGCCGACCCCGCTCACGTCTGGATCGTAAATGCTGTTGAGTGCGAAGACATACTCCTGATATGTCCCACTTTCCGCCGCAATTGCTACCGTGTCCGAGTAACACAGTTTTGTCATCAGTTGTGGTGATATTCCCTGTGTTTTTGTTATCGACCTGTAGAGTGGTAACCGTCGGCGGCTTTTGTATGATGACGCTCTCCTCACTCTCCGAACCGCTGTCGTCCTCGACTTGCGAGAGAATCTGCTGGCAGAGCGCTTTGATTTCCTCGAGTAGCTTGATTTCTTTCGAAACCTCCGAAGTGGCATTCATGAACTATATATGACTAGTTTTTTATTTTTCGATTTAAAATAAAAGAAGT